CAAGTGGAACCTGAAGTGTGTACGCAGCCCTGTACATGGAATTTTTTTACCGCCGGGCTGGCTAGGAAAAGATGGCGGGCATTGTAGCGTGGCCGGGGCCGGATGTCGTCAGAGCGACGGTGATAGGGCTTTTCCTACACAGACGCGGATGATAGGAACACTCCACCATTCGACAGTGCCGCACATTCTGATAGATACTGTACACGCATACAGTATTCTTAGGAGCACGCTGTCATGTCCGCTTCGACCAAACGCCAGCAGTCGTACCAGAGCCTTACCCGCCGCATCCAGCAGCAGATCGCCCGCGCTCGTGACCGTGAGCAGTGCGAGGTGACGATCTTCAGAATGGATGATGACGACCCCAGCGCGTGGGAGCGCATTCTCGGCGAGTTCGACGAGCTCGATTACGTCACAGTCACCCGCGGCGGCCCCGCTGAGGCACTGATCGCCTGGGACCCCACCGAAGCTGAGGCAGCATCATGACCATCCCCGTGGAGTATCTGGGCAGTCAGCAGCAGAGTACGCAGCCGGTGCTGATCCCGATTGCCGCAAGCGAGGCTCGCGCCGGCTTCCCCTCACCCGCCGACGACTACATGGAGACCGAGCTCGATCTAGTCGCGCACATCGTGCAACGGCCGAGCTCGACGTTCTATGTCCGCGCCGCGGGCGACAGCATGGAGCGGCACGGCATCTTCGATGGCGACATCCTGGTGGTGGACCGTTCACTGGAGCCAATAGATGGCGATACGCTCATCATCGCGGTGGATGGCGAGATCACCTGCAAGCGCCTAGGCAAGATTGGATCCCGACCCTACCTGCTCGCCGGCAACGAGTCCTATCGCCCTATCCCTCTGATCGGTACCGACTGCCACGTCTGGGGTGTGGTAACCCACAACGTGCACTCGCTACGCCGGGGGCGATGATGATTGGCCTGGTCGACTGCAACAACTTCTACGCCAGTTGCGAACGGGTATTCCGCCCGGATTGGGAGGGCCGTCCGGTCGCCGTGCTGAGTAACAACGACGGCTGCGTGATCGCCAGGAGCACCGAAGCGAATGAGCTGGTCGAGATGGGGGCGCCGGCATTCAAAATCCCGCCGGATGCGCGGCGTGAGCTGATCCTGGTATCGAGCAACTACACGTTATATGGCGACATGAGCCGACGGGTAACCGCGACGCTGCGCGAATTCACACCGGACGTGGAGATCTACAGCATCGACGAGTCGTTTCTCGGGTTCAATGGATTCCCGCTCGACCAGCTCGAGGACCATTGCCAGCGCCTGCGCTACGTCGTGCGTCGGAACACCGGCATTCCAGTCAGCGTTGGGCTGTCGACCAGCCGGACGCTGGCCAAGGTCGCCAACAAGCTGGCGAAGAAGGTGGCCGTTTACGAAGGCGTGTGCCTGCTACAGCCGGATAGCGATGTCACGCGCCAGATACTCGAAGACATGCCCGTCACCGACCTGTGGGGTGTCTCGGGCCGTCTCGGCCAGCGGCTGGCGCAGATGGGTATTGTCACCGCTTGGCAGCTGCGGGAGGAGGAACCGAAGCGGGTCCGCGCGAGATTCAGCGTCGTGCAGGAGCGGCTCGTCTACGAACTGCGCGGCATCGATTGTATCGACACCGACGACCTGGGCGAGCCGAAAAAGAACATCATGACCAGTCGGTCGTTCGGGCGGCTTACGTCAGATCCGCACGAAGTGCGCGCTGCAATCCGCGCCCACGCTTCCCGCGGCGCGGAGAAGCTGCGCAAGCAAAGTAGCGTTGCCCGGGCGATCCAGGTACACCTGAAGACCAATCGGCATCGCGAGGACCTGGCGCAGTATCACCCCGCGCTCGTTGTGCAGCTTCCCCACCCTTCAAACGATACGCGGGTGATCGTTGGCGCGGCCCAGGCCGCGCTGGCGCGTATCTGGCGCGACGGCTATCACTACATGAAAGCCGGCGTGATGATGCTAGATCTCGTCGACCAGGCTACCCAGCAGCACGACATCTTCGATTCCCCGGAAAGCGATGCGGAACGCGAGCGATCGGTCAAGGCCAGCGCAGTCATGGACGAGCTGAATCGGAAGATGGGCCGCGGCACGGTACGATTGGGCGGAACGAAAGGAAAGGCTGACTGGAAGCTGAAAGCCGAGCTGCTGACCAGCCGGTACACCACACGATGGGACGAGCTGCCAGTAGCGTGGCTGCGATGATGTGCGACATCTCGCACGAGGCCGTAGTCGCGGGACTACAGCGGATTGATGAGCGCCGCGTTACCATCATCGCCAGGTCGGTTAACGGCGGTGCTGACAGGCCAATGTTGAATCAGGTCCGCGGCAATGTGCCGAGTGACGCCACGGATGGCGTCACGCTCAGTGAAATGCGGATCGAGCCACGGCTCGAGCGAGTCATCGGAGAGCGCCAGCGGCATTCGGTCGTGCACCTCTTTCGCACTCCCCCGCGCCGGCTCGGTGATGATCGCCACCCCAGGCGCCCGGTCATCGCCCCGGTCGGTCCAGATGCCAGCGAGGTACAGCGTCTGGTCGTCGGAACGGGTGATGTAGTGCGGCTGCTTGCGACCATCGACGGATAGCCACTCGTACCAGCCGTCTGCGGGAATGAGGCAACGGTGACGCTTGAAGGATAGCGCGAAGTAGCGGCTGGTCGCGACGGTCTCGGCCTTGGCATTAATCGGTTGGGGCGCTTTAGTGTCAGCCCAAGCAGGCCGATAGCCCCACCAGAGCTGTTCGATCATCACCGGCGCCTCAGCGTCGGCACGACGCGCAACACTGATCAGCGTACCGGGTGGGACGTTGTAGCGGGGCTCAGCGTCGGCGAGCAGGTCGGGCTGGGCCACGGCCTCAGCGAGCGCTGAAAGATCGAGTGAATGGAAAGCGAATCGTCCACACATGCTACTCTCACACCAAACCGTTCAAGCTGGGGATGGAGTATGGCAGGGATAAGGCTAGAGGGTGACATGCATGTCACAATTTCTGGAGGCACCTTTGAAAGGGTGGACTGCGGGATAGAGCAGACAGGAGGACAAAGAACAAGATTGATCGGGAACACTTTCATAGGCTCAGGCGTTTTTTATAGAGCAAATGACACAAACAATATCGAGGCCATTGACAACAATCGCCTATCGACATCGGAAGGAGAGGTCAAAGGCCCCCAAAAGTCCAAAATGCTTTCATCTAACAATATTCAGCAGGAGTTGCATCGAAACAAAGAGGCAGCACCATTAAACCCCATAACACTAGCAATCAGGCGTGTATTGTATGGATGATGAAAAAAATGAACCCATGTTTGACTTTAAGAGATCTAAAGTCAACAACTTGAGTCAGAACCATACCGACTCGGGAACAATGGTCAAGAGCGATGAAGAAACAGAATTTAAAAAAATAACCAAAAACACAAGGGGAAAAAAGAGAGAAAAGACGTCTCACAGGGTGTTATTAGAGCTATACAAGATCCCAATCGGAATAGCTATTGCGGTCGCCTCGGCATTAATCATCGCCTATTTTAATATTAAATAGACTTGGCGATGGCATGAGGGCTGGCGTGCCGGATAGTGCGTATACGCCAGCCACCCATTGCTATATTCTCCCAATATATGTTGCCAAACTTACCTAGCACCGCACTTATTTTGCAGAGCTAGATTCAAGCTAGGGCTGGTCAGACTTCGGCATCGCAAGGCGCAGGTCAATCCAACGCCCATCAGGGATATTGATCGGATTCCCGGCAACGATCATAGCGGTCTCGTAATCAAACCGCCGGCCGAACGTGCGGACTGTGATCGTGCCGTCCTCAGCCGTCTCTGTCTCGACGAAGCACAGCCGGTTGCCGTTGACGTCCTGGGGGATTTCGATTGTCCAGCCGTCAGTTGCAAAGCCCAGCGAGCCGGTGACTGTGTAGACACCCACATCATCATGGGAGGCTGTCACGCCCTTGGCCTCTCCGTTATACGCGCCACATCCGTCGAGCGTAAAACCCTCGCCACTGGCATATTCAGCGACATTGGCCAAGCGAAAAATCGGAGATGCCGATTTTATAAACCCATTACTGTCAATAGTCGTAATTGCCGTACTAAGCAACTCAGCTGCTCCGGCAGCGTAGCGAGTCGCGGCATATGTTGACTCAATCCACGCCCTAGGGCGAAAATTAGAGCCATCCGGGGAACCAGAGCTCCCGATATAAATCATCCGGGAATCACTGCTTCGCTTTAATTTTAGTATCGAAGAGTACTGAGCGCCATTAGGATAGCCCTCCGGTTTACCGCTGTTTGCAGCATAAATACCGGTAGCAGACGTCAGAACGTCGTCGGAAAATGAATTTGATCCGGTGTTTCCTATTCCATATTTCTGCATCTCAACAAGCGCCGCAGCGACGAAGCCGAGATTCGCGCGCAAAGTAGCAGGATTACCAACCGGCGCCGCGGACAGCGTGTCGATAAGCGACAGGTCGCCAAACTCGCCGCTTTGCCCAACTTTGACGCCTCCCTTCAAAACAGCCACAAGGTCGGCGGCCCCCTGGGATACCTGCGCCAGCCATTCGTTTGTCTGATCGTAATTCGTCGGTGCTGCCATGTTGCCCTCACTTTTTCAGCGTCGTCAATTCGATAAAGCGTTCGGATACCGTGAAATCACGGCTGGTGTTGAAATCACCGGCGTTAAAATCTCCGGCCGCTTCTATGGCGACCGTTCGGCTTCCATTCCAACCGGATATAACCATCGGTAGGTGTGCATAGTCGGTGACATCGACGGTAGCGCCGTTACCGTCACCGTAGGCTCTATAGTCATATAAGCGCCCATACACCCGCGCCCAGCGGTAGACTTCCTGTCCATTGACTGTGATGCGCAACAGCATACTGGCGCGTGCGTATGAATCATCCGATGCCACTAAGCGGTACATAAAAGCTGTTTTGACAGAGACCCCTTTACCCACAGGGTCAATCGACGCAGATATAACGCTGCTCCAAGCGTTAGTTCCATTGTTGCCATGCGGCATGGATTTTTCATCTTGGTTGACGTTAGAAGACGAGACAGATACCGCACCATCTCGTATGTTTACGCTGTCCACGGCATTTACACTCTGCGCCGATAGCTTGCCGGCAAACGTCCCAGTCGCGCCTTCCAGCCGCCCCCGAATCACTGCATTGTTGAGCTCTGCAGAGCCGTCAGCGTTGATCGACCAGCCAGCGGTGCCACTCTGATAGTTCGGCGAGCGCGCATTCTCGACCGTCAAGAACTTGGCCTTTATTTTTCCGTTCTGGATCAGAACCTCGCCGCTATCGCTGACCAGCTTGCTGAACTTCACCGTGCCAATCAGCGCCTCGGGGATGATTACCCGGCCATCTGTCACTACGAATGCGGTCACCAACTCGCCACTGATCGGATTCAGGATCGCAAACTGATCAGCGATGCCAACGATCTGGGCCGTACCGCCGGCGACTTGGATGCCAACGACGCCCTTGACGCCATTCACGTCGACGGTGGTGACTGCCTGTGCGACAGCCCCTGTCGACGGGTCATAGACCGCAGCCAACTCCTGGCGCACCTGCGCGACCTGCTGATCCTTCTCGACGCTCACGGTCGTGATCTGCTGCGCCAGGGCGGTTTCGGCATCGACGCGCACCAAGTTCTCGACGTCGACGACGGCGTTGCCGAGGGCGTTCTGGGTCTGCAGCGTCGCCTGCTGGATCGCCTGGGCTAGCTCGTCGAGCGCGATAGTCTGCTCGAGCGTGCTGATCGATGCATTGACGCCGTTCAGGCTCGACTGCAGGTTGCTCACCGACTGCGTGAGCGCCTGTGTGCTGGTAGTGAGCGTCGTGATGCGCTGCTCGAAATCAGCTGAGCTGTCGTCGTACTCGCTGCGCAGTTGAGTAAGCAGATCGGCAGTGGCTTCGGTAGTTGTTGAGAGCGCCGAAAGTTGCTGAGTGAGGCCGGCGATCGATGAACCAAATGACGTGCTCAGCGTCGTGATCTGCTGCGCCAGCGCCTGCTCTTCGCCGACCCTGACGACGTGCTCGACGTCCAGCACCGCATTGCCCAGCGCGGTCTGCGCCTGCAACACGGCATGCCGGATGTCCTCCTCGATGGCCAGAAAATCGCCGTTGTCGACTGCCTGCTGGGCCTTTTCAAGCGCTGACGTAGCGTTCTGCTGGGCCTGGGTAATGCTCTCCGTGATGCCGTCGATTGTGCCTGCCAGTCCGTCGATGTCGTTTTCCAGCTGATCAACGATGCCGCCAGGCTTGCGCAGGTTGTCGTCTACTGCATCCAGGATCGCGTCGAAGTCCTGCCGCGTGGTGACCTTGAGCGCGTAGAACTCCGAGACCGAGTAGACCGTGTACGCCTGCACGTAGTACCAGTAGTCGGTGCCGGGCTGCAGGTCGGCGTCTACCATGACGGTGCTGACGCCAAGGTCGACGGCGCCGGCGGCGACTTCGCTCGGCTGCAGCTCGATCGCTGAGCGGTAGAATCGGTACTGGCTGCCGACGTAGATCGACTGCGGGCGCAGGGTCACCGAGAAGGTGCCGACCTCCACATCGACCGCGCTGGGTGTGACCGCGGCCTGGCCGGTCACGTCGAGCGAGACCTCGGCCGACCAGGGCGATACGCGGTCGCGGTTGCGCGCGCGCAACTGCACCACGTACTCGGTGTGGTCTTCGATGTCCGCGATCGCCAGCGTGCCGGTGGCCGGGAACGGGCCGGCGTAGTCCCACTGGGTGATGGCGAGTTGCCGATAGCGAGCTTCCACCTGGACCGTCGGCGAACCGACCCGCACCGGGAAGATGTACGAGACGCGGATCAGCGTGCGATAGCTGCCGTCGGCGTTGCGGGTCGCCGCCGTGGAGTCGCCGCGCGCGCTGGTGATCACCGGCGCCGGCGGCGCCACCTGACGCGGGTCGATCGGATTGGTGATGCCCGGGTCATAGATCGGATCGTTGGCGAAGTCGTAGATGTCCACCGCCGCCGGCACCAGGGTCAGGGTCGCGGTGAAGTCCGGGCCCGGGTCGATCCGGGTGATCTTCGTGTCGATCGTCTCGCGCCCGAGCTCACCGTAGGTGACCAGGTCACCGGGGTGCAGGTCGTAGGCCTCGGCACCGATCGAGAGCGTGCGCACCATGCCGATCTCGTCAGCCGTGACCGGGATCAACACCTGCTCGCCGTCCTGCTGGCGCGCGCGGATGCCATAGCTGCGCTCGGTGGTGTATTCGACCCGGCTATCGAGCGTGATGCGGTTGTTCACATCGTCGACGGATTCGATACGGGCGCTGGCCAGCCCAACCTTCAGCACGTCCGAGGCGAGCGAGCAGCGGTTGCCGCGCACGGCCGCGAGGTTCTCCCAGTCCATGTCCGCGGTGAAGGTTTCGGGGCGCAGTATCGCCTGCCGGAAGTGGTAGTTGCCGTGGAACGCCGCCTCGGTGGCACTCCCTACCCCCTGGGTCTCGAAGTCCTCGAAGATGGTGGCATTCTGCGCGTTGTACCCGTCGCGATAGACGATCAGCTCCGCGTCTGTGCCATTGGCGGCACCGGTGTCGTAGTCCACGTACTTCACGCGCAGAGCGTGCGGCAGCTTGCGGAACTGCCGGCTCGCGCGCAGGCGCGAGGCGTTGCGCGGCGTGATCATCTGGGTGACCGGCTCGTTGGGGTCATCGCGCACGATGCCATAGAGGCCGTCCTGCAGACTGAACGAGCCCTGGCCCGTCGCCGCGATGGTGCGGCAGCGCTGGAACAGCGTCTCGTTGCTGTCGTGCACCCATGAGTAGCCGAGCCCGGCGCTTGCGCAGAAGGTCGCCCAAGACTGGATTTCGGGCAGGTTGATCTGAGCGTCGGTGATCGGCCGCGCCACCTGCTCCCCAGTCAGCGCGTCGAGGTACGCCCAGGCCGGGCTGCTGGTGGCCTGCAGGCTGAACGATGAGCCATTCCACACGCGCAGCACGGCCTGAGTGCGGATCGAGAGCTGATCGACGACACCGTTGAGCTGATCGGTCGCGCGGATGCGCAGCGCCATCAGCAGGTGGCGGTCATTGCCGTAAGCCGGGTTGTCGCCCTGGATCGAGCGCAGCGCCGACCACTGGGCGTCGGCGACCACCGCCTCGCGGTTTCCACCACTGGTGCGCACGCGGGTCACACGCACGTCGTACTGCCCTTTCGGCACGCCCCAGCGCCAGTTGCGGCGCAGCGTGGTCTTCGAGCGCGAGGAGACGATGACCGACCGCTTGGGCGTCCAGGCGGTATCGCCGACCAGCCGATGCTCGATCAGGATCTCGACGTTGACGGTCGAGAGCTTGCCCTTGGAGTCCAGGGCATACAGGCCCGCGGGCCAGACGATATCGACGCTGATCTCGGTGGTGTCGACCGCTGTGGTACGCACCCCGCCCACCTGGTCCTGGGAGTCAAGGTGGCCGCCGCCGGTGGTCTTGTCCTGCAGGTCCAGCGCGATGCCCGGCACCTCTTCGACGATGTCCTGGGTGTAGAGCGTCAGTTGGTCGCGCGTGCCGATCTCCCATTCGACACCCTCATACTCGCCCAGGCTGGTTTCGCCGATGCGGATCGCCCCGCCGACGTCGGCATTGGCCAGCACCGGCAGACCCGGTCCAACGCGGTGGCCAGCGATCTCGAGCGGGCCATAGCCCAGACACAGCAGCATGCGCAGATACTGGTCGTCGCCAGCGGACTCGGTCACCGAGTTACCGGCCAGCGGCGGAAACCAGCGCGGGTTGCCGTAAACACGCGGAATGACGCCGTACGGATTGGCGCGGTTCTGGCTGCCCGTCAGCGAGCTGCGCACGGTGCTGCCGGATTGCGATTCAGGCGCGCTGGGAATTTTCGGCGGTATCAGCATGTTGATCGCCGCACTACCTGCCACGTTGATACCTGCCGCGGCTACGGCACCCCAGGGGCCGCCAATCGTGAAGCCCACATATGCTGCGGCAACCGCGACAGCCACCTGCAATACCGAACCGAGGATGTCATCGTCCCCGGGCACAACTACCACATGCACCACCCCTGCCGGCAAGACTTCCGCCCACCGCTCCCGGGGCCAGGGCGTGCCATTTACCTGCGCATTGAATCCTTGGAGACAAGGCACGAAGTCGGACAACTTAGCGTTGTCGCCCATGTCGACCTCATACAGGTCACTTCGCAGCGGGTGTGGCCGAGCGATCAGAGTCGTCATGCATACCTCGGAAACGAAAAAGCCCGACACATGGCCGGGCTCAAGAATAGAGGGTTGAGAATCAGAAGAGTGTTGGAGAGAGCGTCACCGAAAATGCGCCGTCTGCCGCGGTGCGGAAGTAGTAGGTTTGGTCCGGGGATATGGCCGTGACCTCACTGTCGCGACCGCTGCACATCAGCCCACTCGTTGCCGCTTCGATCAATGTCCGCCCAGGCGACACTGCAAAAGTCACCGATTCGCCTGGCTCAAGCGTTGCTGCGCGCTGGTGATTGATGAAGACATCGATCGCGCACCCTGAGCCGGTCATACCCTTATCGCGCAATATCTGGATGGTGCCGGTTCCCGGCGCCGGGGGCCGAGAGAGATAAACGCGATCAGCGGGCGCCGACGTTGCTGTTTCAGGTGTCGAGGGCTGGTTGGCACAACCTGCCAGCCCAAGCGCGACGAGTGCTGCGACTATCGCCAGATGCTTCATGGATCCCCCGAAATGAAAAGCGCCGTCCTAAGCCAGATGACACAGAGATCAAAGATTCTGCTTGTTCACGAGGATTGTAATTCTTGAAGCTTCTCCTGAAGCTTCTTTGCCTTAGCCAACGCGACCCTAGCCTTTTGAGCAGTCACCTTAGCATTGAGGTGGTAGTCTGCCTCTACCCGCATGCTTAAAAGGTCATTAATTGCATTATGGAGAGCGTGATGCTTACCACTAAAAGCGCTTACTACCTTATCATGCGTATTACCACTACCACGAAGACCAAGTTGATTAATAACACTGGTCGCGGGATAAAACACGGAATAGTAACTACGCCCTATTGATGCTCGATACGCCACCTCAGTTTGATTTTCGGTATATATCTTGTAGGCAAAGTCTAAAACATCTTCAGGCTTCATCATTTAGCTCACCGAAAACAGCCGAACCGGCGGGCTCCGTGACAATTATAACGCTATCGCAAACATTATCAGGAATGCCCGCTCTATCAATATCGCTAGCAGCCCACATTATGTCCCCGAACTCTTCTGCTTCAGCGGGTATGTTTAGGTTAATCAGGATCTTATCGGGCATCTGATCGGAAGTCGCGTGACCTATCACCATCGGCCGCCGCTTATCGTATAGCCACTTATCGACAGCTTTCAAGGAACGCATAACATACTCTTGGACATATTCGTCTTTCAGCCCAAGAGAATCACAAATCTGCATTGCTTCATTAGAAGCGCCAATATCAAACGCCTCATCTTCAGACTCCATTAAACTTAATATTTCTCTACAAACATTAAAGGAGCATGAAAAAGCAGCCACTACCAATGCTTGCCTTCGGCGTTCGGCTGTGTCTAAAAAGTGGGCATCGATAGCACACCGTAGCGCCTTACGAGCCTCATGGAATTGTAATGAAGCCTGAGCCGCACCCGCGTACCATAGGGCAGTTGAAGGACCAAACCCTCCTGTGCTTCTCAGCCAATTAGTGGCCTCGTCATACCGCCCCCACAGAGCCATCAGGTAGGCCATATCCATACTTTTCTCGAACTCATCTGGAAGCTTACGCACATCAACCTCCAGGCGGCGCAGCTCAAACTCACCGATCTGCTCGCCGCGATCGATCAGCGCACGGAAGCGCTCGCCAACGAACTCGCTTATGGTCTTGGTCTGATGCATAGGGCATCCAAAATCGTCTGGCTAAATTCTTGAGTATAGCGGCTGGAATCGTTTGAAGCTAACCTAGACGTTGTGCCGTCAACTCAGAACTTTGCGATTCGATTTCTCATACATGTAGAACCCTTCCACACGATTGCGCCACGTAACCCTTTGATAGTTCTCAATACATGCGCTTTTCTGCTGCGTGGTGTGGAGCATCCATCCTGGCGCCACCACCAGCCCGATGTGGTTGGGCACGCCCGCCACGTTGAGCAGCACCACGTCGTAAGGCTCGGGGTCTGCCACGGCGCGCCACCCAGGCCGGCCCTGCTCGATCAGCGACGCGGTGTGGGCGCTGAGCGTTGCATCGTAGCCGACGTGCGACGGCAGCGCGATGCCCAGCCGCTCGGCGTAGACAAGCCGCACCAGCCCCCAGCAGTCGTAGGCGTCCGGCCCGCGCCCTTCCACGCGGTAGGGCAGCCCGATGTACTCGCTGACGTCGATCATGAGGAGAACAGGGCCGGCGCTGTGCCCGGGTTGAAGATCTCACCCGTAGCGGGACTGTTGAGGATGTCGTTGGTGTAGCCGATCTGCAGCACGACCACCGCGGCGTCGGTATCGGCGCTGAGCAGCGAGAAGTCCATCGGCCCCAGCTCGGTGGCGGTCTCGCCGGCCTGGGTCACGCGGATCACTTCGACGGTCACCGGCGGCGCCTCGGTGATCCCGCGCAGTAGATCGACCAGCGTCCGGTCGACGTTGTCGATCGTCATGGTGAGCTGCGGCACCTGCTCGTCGTCGTTCGATGGCAGCTCGAACTGGAACGGCAGGCCGATGTACTCGACCCCGTTGTGCACGATGGGGCCGTTGTTGTTCACGACACCGATGTATCGACTGGTGTCGTCCGAGTAGAACGTGACCAGCGCGAAGATGGCCGAGGCGGTGTGCTGGGCGAAGATGTCGCGCAGCCCCTCCGCCGAGATCGATCGAACTGCCATGGTGCCCTCGCTCAGACTGTGGTGCGAATGGTCAGAGAGACCCGCCAGGGCCGCGCCACCGAACCCGAGGGCTCGATGGTGTACGGCGGGTCGCCGGTGATCCGGCACTGCACCACCTGGCCAGTGCGCGGGTGAGGGATCGAGAACGGCACGGCGTCCGGGGATTCGTCGGCGAAGAATCCCTCGAACGTGGCGAGCTGGTCGGCCGTCACCACCACGCGACAGGCGATGTTGCGATAGCCGCGGGTGAAGCGTCGCCGGCTCTTGGGCTCACCGCCGTCGACGCTGGACTCGATGGTCTGCGTCACCGGCGCTTCGCTGTATCCCTCACGCAGGAAGTTAGGTAGAGACTCAGGCCATTGCGCCATCAGGTCGGCCTCCTGGCGGTGCCGAATCGCGCACCCATGAGCTTGTCCATCGATCCATCCTCGAACATCCGCTTCACGCCCTGGCGCAGCCATAGGTGCATCTCGCGCCGGCCATCTGCACCGGTGCGCTGCTCAGCGCGGCTGACCTGGGTGGGCTCGCCTTCGTTGTGTAGCACGATCGCCATGTCTCCCCTGGCCGGCGCCACCTGGGCCACCGCGGGCGCGCTGCTGCCGACGTAACCGCCGGCGGCATAGCCCCGGTTGATGCCGGTGAGCAGCTCGAGCATGCCCGGTTGGTTGACGACCGACTGCTTCACCACGAACTCGCCCGCATGCACGACGCCAGCCGGCTGGTTGACACCACCGGGACCGGTGTAGCCACCGTCGCTGTAGCCGGTCTTGACGTTGCTGAGCCAGCTCGACGAGCCGCTTCCCTGAGACGAGAACAGGCTGCCCCAGTCGAACTTGCCGAGGAAGTTGGCCGCGGGCTCGGTGACACTCTTGCGAATCAGGATGCGCTGGATGTCATCGCCGATCCCCGAGAGCACGTCACGGAACTTGTTGCCGCCGATGACGGCATCCTCGAATGCCGAGGTAAAGGTGAGCCCCAGGCTCTTGGCCACGTCAGTGGTTTTTTCGAGCTTGTTGGTGTCCTTGGGGTCGAAGCCGTAGACCTTCTGGAAGTCGGCGTCCGTGCGGTAGCTGTCCTTGAGCCGGCGCTGCGCCTCGGCAAGCTCATCGGCTGTCTTGCCCTCGCGCAGCATCCAGGCGACCAGCAGCTCCTTGTCGCGCGCGTACTGCTTCTGCGCCGCCTGTACCGGGTAGAGCGTATCCAGCAGGCTGGTGTATTGGTTCTTCTCTTCCTCCAGGGCGCGGGCAACTTCCTCTTTCCGCCGCTTGGCCTCACGGATTGCCTCGTCATTGAGCCGCTTCGCCTCCGCCGCGGCGGCCTTGCGGGCTTCCCGCAGATCCTGCTCGGCCTCGAGCTGCGCAGCCTGGAACAGGGTATAGCCGCGCAGGACGGGATTGTTGATGCCCTGGCTATCCAGCTCGCGTCCGGCCGCTCCGATCTGCGAGGGGTCGCGCAGCGCGGCCGCCTGCTCACGCAGCCGATCATTGAGCGTGCGCCATTTGTCCAGCGCCGCGGCGCTGGGGCCATCCTCAGCCGCGGCATTGAGCCCGTTGATCGCCCGGGACGCCTGAATCGCCGCATCGCTGACCCGCACGAAGGCGCTCTTCAATGCCTCTTGGCGGCCTTCGGCCTTGCGGGCAGCGGCGTCGGCGTCGGCGATGTTGCCGGCGAGAGTCAGCATCGGGTCGGTCTGCTCGTCGCTGAGGCTATATCTCTCCTTTATCCGGAGGATGACCGCCGAGAGAGACTCGCCGCTCTGCCGCGCGGCGTCGAACTCCTTGGCGACCCGCTGGCCGAACTGGCCACCAAAGGTGCTGGTGATCGACTCGCGCAGCTCGGCGTAGGCCGCCTGGGCCTTGGCGGCCTCTTCGCGCTGCCTCTGCCCCCAGGCGACCAGCTCGGCACGCTGCTGGTCATCATTTAGCGCGCGGAACTTCGTGCGCAGGTCGTCCAGCGTCGCCGCCATGTCGACGTTGGCGCCGGCGGCTTCCTGTGTGTTGTCCCGATAGAGCAGCCAGCCAGCGGCGACCGATGCGACGATGCCGACCAGCCCCGCGGGTCCGCCGAGAATGCCCAGCAGACCAGAGCCGAGCCGGCGGGTCACCGAGGTGACGGTGTTCAGGCGGCTGGTGGCGGTGGCCAACGCTGCAGTGTTGGCCGTCTCCTGGCGCAGGGTGTCGGCCAGGAGCTGGCTGTTCGCCGAGAGCTGGCGACGAGTGCGCACGCGCTGCTGCTCGGTCTGGGCCAGCTTCAGCTGCGACAGCAGCGATTGCTGGGCCGCCAGGGCGTTGGCTTTCTCTGCCTGCACCTGCTGCAGGGTGCTCGCCGCCGCCTCGCGCTGGGCGGCCGCATGTGAGATCTGAGCGCGCGCGCCCTTGAGCACCTCGAGCGTTGCCGAGCCAGCTGACAGCGAGAGCTTGGCGAAGTACCCGGCCAGACCACCGGCAGCCAGCGCGACGGCAGCATTGGCCGCCGTATCGAGGTTGTCGGCCAGGCCGAGAATGGCGGTCGAGATGACCTGAGTCGATCCGGTTGCGGCATCCTGACGGCCGACGTAGGCGGTCCACTGGTTGCTGAGCACCTGCAGGCTGGAGCCCACGGTATCGGGCAGCGTCTCCGCCTCGGCACGTAGACGGCCGAGCTGGCCAGTCAGGGCGGCCAACACGCGGCCAGTTGTGAGCTGGCCAGCGTCGGCCATCGCCTTCAGCTCACCGCGGGCCACCCCCAGACCATCGGCCAGCGCCTGGGCGGCGCGCCCGCCGCTTTCGTTGATCGCGTTGAACTCTTCGCCGCGCAGCACCCCGGACGCCAGCGCCTGGGAGAGCTGCGTGATGACCGAGCTGGTCTCTTCGGCAGTGGCGCCGGAGAGCCGTAGCCCGAGCGAGATAGACTCGGTCAGGTCCAGCGCATCCTGCACCGAGCCACCGTAATCGCGCACCGACTGTGCCGAGCGCGAGAACAGATTGGCGTTGGCCTCGAACGAGGTGCGGGTCTGGTTTGAGAGTTCGAGCAGCCCTGTCTGCGCCTGCTCGAAATCCCGCTGGCTCTTGGTGGCCAACTGGATGCGTGCGTTGGTGTTCTTCCAGGCATCGGCCTGCTGGATGATGCCGCGGGCACTCTCGATCCCGGCGTAGGCGGCAAAGAACGCCACCGCCTGCTGCCGCGCCGCGCCCATGGACGCGCGCACCGCTTCGAGCTGCTGCTGGTTGCGGCGCATGGCGGCGTCCGCCCGCCGTGCGCCGGTTTCGATGGACTTGTAGTAGTCGCTGCCCATCCGCGCGGCGCGACTCATCTCGCGCTGGTACTGGCTCGAATCGGCGCTGATTCGAACGATCAGCTCACGCAGGGCTGAGGCCATTACCACTCTCCATTATTGAGACAAGCTGAAGAACAGTGACTCCAGCGCAGCGTCGTCGCCGGTGGCGCCCTCCTCGCCGCCGCCGACACCCCACTTCACCTGTAGGTCGCCGAGCTTGACCTCGGACCCCAGCGCCTGACAGATCGCCGCGGCGCTGTTGGCATGCAGGATGTCACCGCGCTGATCCCCGATCGGCGATTGCCGGTCGAAGGCGATCCAGAGCATGAGCTCCCTGGCAGTCATGCACTGGCCCAGCTCGTCGAGCGTCCGCCCGAGTCGTAGTGCCAGCGTCATAAGGAAGGTCAGCCAGGGGCTCTCGCTCAGTTTTTTTCCGCGCCTTCCAGCGGCGCGTCGGTCAGCCCGCCGAGCGCCATGGCGCGATGAAGCAAGCGCCCATGCACAGGCCCGAAGATGCTGGCCAGCTCGTCCGCGTCAGCGTCGTCGAAGATCCGTGCGCCGGTGCCGTCGTAGAGCAGGCGGACCAGGAACGTCGCATCGAGGTAGTTGCTGTCGCTCTCGGCGTTCGCGGCCAGCGTCGAGGCGTTCTCATGGGTGACGTCTTGGCCGGTCAGCTCGGCCAGCTTCTGCTGCCAGGCCACCCAGTCGGATGCCGAAGGCTCACGCACGACGACCGAGACACCGCCCCACTCGTCGACCTTGACCGTCTCATGCCGGAAGCCCGCGAGGGGTGACAGCGCCAGGCCGCGAAGATCGGGTTTCTGCTTAACCATGGATTACGCCCCCGCGCTGACTTCGGTGTACTGCGGTTTGCCTTTCACGCGCAGGGTGAAGCCGCCACTGGCGACACCGTTGACGCCGACGCTCCAGGTCTCCTGGCGCACCTGCACGAGCATCGTCGACTTGTTGCCGCTGGGGAACGTCAGCACGATGCCGCGCTTACTGTTGTCGGCATCGGCGGCACGGAGCGACATTTGACCGGTGTCGCTCGGCAGCCAGTTGCCGGACAGGGAAAGCTCCCCGGGCGACTCGAGGCCGTTATCCATTTCCTGCTCGTCGCTAAGCAGCACGGTCACCTCGACGTCCTGCTTTTGGCCGCCGGTGTAGGTGACCTCTTTCTGCGTGGTGCCAATCTCCAGCAGCGTCGCAGTGGCCATGTCTTCGAGCGTCTCGATAGCCGCGTCGGTGATGCCGATGCTGGTGCCGGCGGTGAGTTGGTACTTAGCCTTTCCTGCCATGTCGTGCCTCCTGGGCATGAAAAACCCGCCGGCGGCGGGTTGGGATTACAGCCAGATCACGGTCTCGATCGTCTGTCGATAGAGCCCGGTGTCCTGTTCGTAGCCGGGGGTGCGCTCGATGTCGCCGGGTTCAAGCGGCAGCAGCGCATCGATCACTTCATCCCGTGCGGTGATTGCCGCAGAGGGCGTCTCGGCGTAGGCATCGACCTGCACCGCGACGCGCTGGGCGCCGTGTGCCTGCAGCAGCCGCTCGGTGATGTCACTGGCCACCACGTAGACCAGATAGGGCCTGGCGGTGCCCTGTGGCGCGATCTGCGGGTAGACGCGGCCGCCCTGCAGATCCTTGAGCTGGGCGTAGATCTGCGTCTCGATCATCGTGTGAGCACCCGGTCGATGGATTCGTTGAACTTGGCGAACGCAGCGCGCGCGGCTTCTTCCTGCTTGGCGTCGAACGAGGGCCGGATGAACGGCGCCGCCGGAATCGTCGAGGTGCCGTATTCGATGAAGCGCCAGTAGAAGGCGTTACGCGGGTTGCTCGCCTTGCCCTCTTTGCGCACCTTCACGCCGGCCGTGGCCTTCGTCCGGTTGGTGACCTTGGCGGTATCGCTGACAATGTTCTTTGCCAGCTTGCCAGTGCGCTTCTTGGCGCGGCGCCGCGCCTCGTCGCGGAACACGACGGCCCCGGCCCGCGCACCTTGGCGCAGCACCCGCTCGCCTTCGGCCTTGCTCAGCAGCTGCAGCTCGGCTTCGAGATCGGGCAGCGTCGACCAGTCCATGTGGGTGGTGTTCATGGATTCACCGTTTTGCACATGAGCATGAGCTGGGTGCGGCGAGCGTCCGGCAGCGCGGATACGATCTCGTAGACCTCGCCGTTACCCGTCGGCGGCCGATGCTCGACGCGCATGGTGTCGTCGACCCCGCGGCGATAGCGCATCAGGATCTGGTAGGTCGCCTGATTCTGCTCGCCGCCCGAGGCGACGAATTCGCGCGCCGAGATGCCGGTGACCTCCGCCCAGACGGTGGCGACCTCAGCCCAGTCGGTGGTGGGCGCGCCCAGCGGGTCGCGCCCTTCGCCCTGGCGCATGAGGGTGACGCGGTGGCGTAGTCGTCCGGCTCTCATCCCACGGGCACCCTGTAGTCGTTGAGCAATCCATCGACGTAGCCGACTCGACTAACGATGGTTCCGGTCACTTCCGCCTCGCGCAGCTCGTACATGGTGTCGACGGCGATGAGAATCCATTGCCGAATCGGCACTGGCACGTCCTCGGCGGTGCCTCCGTAGCCGGCGACATAGGTCACTGTCACTTCGGCATTCTGGTCGGCGAGTACCTCGACCTCGGGAAACTCACCCAGCTCAGCGCGCCAGGCTTCGGTATCCAGCGGACCCGAGCCGACGCTCACGGAGAGCACCTCAACGGCTGGCCAGCGCCGCAATTCGATCATGCCGCCCTGCGGGCGCCCGCGCTGCTCCCAGGTCTGGGTGATCAGCGCGCGTCCGGTACGCTGCTCGGCGGAGCTGCGGGCAGAGGCGATCAGCCGCAGGATCAGCTCGTCATCATCGTCGTGCTCGACACGTGCCTGGGCCTTGGCTTCGCCCAGCGTGACCGGCTCGACGGCCGGCGGCGCAATCAGGCGGCTGCGAATCATTCGATCACCTGCTCGGATTCACGTACGCCACCGTGCGTGCTTCTGGCTGCGCGAATCGCCGCGGGGTTGGCATCAGCGACCCGCCGTTCGAGCAGCCGCTCTGCGATGCGGGCCGGTAGCGTGGGTGTCGCACCCGGTCGATAATCGACGCCGTCTACCGTCTCATCGCGCAGGATCAGCACCTCGATGAGGCGCTCGGGGTCCAGGCCCGCATCATCATCGGAACCCTCGTCTCCACTCCGCTCGCCGTCCCCGTGTTCGCTGCTTTGCTCGCTATCGGCTTGGGGCAGCGACACCTCGGATATCCCCGTCAGCTGCGACTGCTCCCCGTCGGCAGGTGTCGAGACCTCGGATTGCGCATCGGTGGCGCCACCATCGGTGGCTGAGGGTTGCTCTGATTGGTCAGGTTGCCCGGCGGTCGCTTCCTGGTCACGGGCGTCTTGTTCGGCTGCGGAATCATCGGCTTTCGCCTCCTGCGCCGGTTGTGACTTGCTTCGAGCCATGGTCGCTCTCCTACCTCCGTGAGCGCGAGGCCAAACGGCCCCACGCTGGGTGACGTTAGCTGGCCGCGTTCTGGAAGGCCTTCACCGCACCACCGACGTCCATCAGACGCCCGCCGGAGCGCATGAACGCCAGGAAGCCGACCTGACCCTTTTCGGTGTACTTGGAGTCGGTCATGCGGAAGAACTGCAACTGCATGACGTCACGGATGATGTACTTGTTGAAATCGCCGAAGAGAATCGGCTTGTTGCCGGCGCCGAGCTTGGGCATGTGCTGGTTGATGGCATAGGCATAGCCGGCCAGCGTGTCGGGCTCTTTGGTTGCCACGCCGGGCACCCAGATCGGGCGACCGTCGGCGTCCTTGAGCTTTTTCAGGTCGCGCAGGGTCTGGTCGTGGAACATCCAGCGGCAGGTGCCCATCCGATAGGCGGGGTCGACACTGTGCTCCAGGTCCACCAGATCATCGTACCCGGCGGTATCGACCTGCCCGGTCAGGGCGATCTTGCCCGCCGAAGCTCCGGTGACGATGCCATGCGGCTGCCCCGTGCCGGTACCGACCGTGAACATGCGGTTGGTGACACGCCCCAGGCGCTGCTGTAGCAGGCCGCGGATGTAGGCCTCGAGGTCGATCTCGGAGTCCTGCAGCAGCTCGAACGGGATAGCGATCGACTTGGAGCTGAACTTGTAGGTCGCATGGGGCAGCGTGCCAAAGCTGGTGTCAGCCGAGGTTACCTGCTGGTTCTCGCCAACGATCTCGCCTTCTTCGCTGGTCGCATCCGTGGTCGGCCAGTTGATCACGACACCGCTGTTGGTCTGGATGACCTGTGACACTTCGCGCATGCCGCCGAAGGCCTTGAGCGCCTGCAGCAGCTCACCGCTGAACTGATCCGGCGCCAGATAGCCACCTTCGCTGCCGGTGCCCGTGCTCATCGAGTTCTGCAGCATCCGCTGGCGCTGCTGGTGCACGTGCTGGCGCTGCTCCTCGTTCAGGTTGTCGGCACCGCCGCGCATCCAGGCGGTGAAGATCTGGCGCTCCTTGTCCTGCAGGTGGTGCGCCTCGTCTTCCGAAATGCCCTCACGGGCTGCGCGGTTCTGGGTGCGGTGCGTCTCTTCGGACTCGCGGTCCATGAGCTTCTGGTGCCGCTCGATCTCGCCATCGCAGCGGTCGATCTCACCGACCAGGTTGTCATACTGGGTCTGCTGCTCCTGGCCCCACTTGTCGCCGGGATTGGCATCGAGCAACTCGCGGGCGCTCTTGGCGGCCTTGCTGCGCTGCTCCCGCAGATCCTGAATGCTCTTGGGCATGTCTTCTCTCCTTTCGGGCACAAAAAAACCGCCCCGGGGGCGGTCGTGGTGAGGCGTGCGGGAGCCCGCTATCGCCGTTCGAGTAGCGCCAGGCGGCGTTCAGCCTGGACACGATCAAAGAGCTGTTCCGGCGGCGGCTGATCCGTGAGTGCCGCCGGCACGTTCTGGTAGGCGGCCAGATTCCACTGGGCGCGCTTGCGGTTCTGTGAGCGATCGGTCTCCAGCATCCGGTCAGCGAAACCGTGCTCGACCGCCTCGGCGGCATTGAACCAGGTCTCGGCTGCCATCCAGTCGATCAGCTGCTGCCGGTCTACCCCGGTACGCTTGGCGTAGTCGCCGATGATGCTGTCATCGACCTTACTCAGCAGTCCGATCTGGTGTTCGTGATCGCGCTTGTTGCCCAGCGTCAGCGTCCAGGCCTCGTGGATCATGTAGAAGCCGCCATCGGCGATCTCCACTTCGTCACAGGCCGCCGCGACGTAGGTTGCGGCCGATGCCGACAGGCCCTCGATGTGGCAGACCGTCCGGGCCTTGACCTGTGACAGCGCCGTCGCCATCGCGCGACCTTCGAACACATCACCACCAGGGCTGTTCATGCGTAGATGGATGGTCTCGACGCCGTCCAGGTTGCGCAGCTCGCGCACGAAGTCCTCGGCGGCGACACCGAACCACGCGCCGATGGCATCGTAGAGGTAGATCTCCGCCTCGTTGCCCTCAGCCTTGACGTGGAAGTCACGGGGTCGGTTTTGGTTGTCCAGGAAAAGCTGGAGTAGCTTCGGCATCGGCATTGGTCTGTCCCTTGGGAGTGTAGAGCGTGTCGCCGCCCTCGATCGGTGGCAGGTTCTCCTTGGCGCGCACCTCGTTGGGGGTCATGAATCCGGGGTTCTGGGTGCCGCCAAGCGCCGACTTGTAGTAGTCGGAGCGCGTCTTGGCATCGCCGCGCAGCAGCGCGTTGACGTTGAACTCGGCGAAGAGCCGGCGATCGCGCAGGATCTTGCGATTGATCTCCTGGGCGGCTCGGTTCAGGTGCTGCTGCAGGGTGTAGATGATGAAGCCCAGCCCCATCTGCTCGAGCCCACTGCCCCAGCTCGTCGTCTTGTCCATGGCACCGATCATCCATGTCGGTACGCCAAAAGCGCGGGCAATATCGACCACCTGGAACTGTCGCACCTGCATGATCTGGGCGTCTTCGGCGCTCATCGTCACTTGCTGCAACTTGGCGCCCCCGACCAGCATGCCCGGCAGGTGGGCGTTGGCGACGCCGGTGTGCCGCTTGAGCCAGTTATCGCGGATACGATCGACCTGATCCTGGGTCGGCGAGCCATCCATGGTGATCACGTGATCCGGCCGCGCCCCGTTGCTGAAGAAGCGAGCGCCGTATTCCTCGGCAGCCATGGCCAGGCCAATACCCTGCTTGGCGGCCAAGCCGATCACCGAGGGGCTAGAGATGCCATCGAAGCCGATGTTGGGAATATGCAGGACGTCATCCTGGTCCAGCCCCACATATCCCTCGTCCAGCGAGGCGTGATATCGCAGGCGGCCGTTCTTCTTCTCGATGATCGTCCGAGTGCGCGGCAGCGGCTCGATGCCGGTCAGCTCGCCTCGGCGATTGCGTTGGAGCCAGGCAAGACCGTCGCCACGCAGCAGCATCTCGGCAATGCCGTGCTCCCACATCGCCGAGGCGGTAAACAGGTCTGAGGCCTGCTGGTTCAGGTGCCACCACGCGTCGTGATCGACACGGGTCCGCCCGGTCGCCGTGCGCTCGTAGATGTGCACCGGCATGGTGGCCACCGCGCCGGCCAGCAGCCGCACGCAGGAGTAAACCGCCGTGACACGCATCGCGGTGTTGGCGTTGACCACCGGCCCAGCGGCACTGGGGTTGAGCTGGAACAGCTCCATCATGCCCTGACTGTCGCTGCTGCTGACGGTTGGGGCCCCATCGGCGGTGTTCTGGAGACCGGGATCAGGGGTGACCGTCGGCTCTTCACGCGTCGCCGCGGCAGATCGGCCGCCGGTCAGTCGGTTGAGTAGCTCGAACACGGCGTCTCCGTCGTCATAGCAGTATGAAGTCAGGCTCGGGAGCAGAACCCTCGAGCTCGGTCAGTGTCAGCGCGGTCGCCATGACGGCACCGACAATCCCGTCGACGCGGCCGGTGGACTTGGCCTTGTTGATCTTGCGATTGCCGGCTGGATCTTCCTGATAAACGGCGTTGGCGGCGCACCAGGTCAGCACCGGGTGGCCAGTGTGGCGCAACTCGCCATTGATCAGGCGCCGCTCGAACTCGTCGACGGCGGGCGACATATCCTTGAAGCCCTGGCCGACCGGCACCAGCGGCGGCAGCGTCACGCCTTCATCGGCGATCAGTGCCTGCAGGTCTTCGATGCGCCAGCGGTCGTAGCCGATGCCTTGCAGGTCATAGCGCGCGGCCACTTCAGAGAGCTGGTGCAGAACGAAGCGCTTGTTGATCGCCCGACCTGGCGTCGTGTCAAGGTGACCATCCTTGCGCCACACCAGGTACGGCACCCGGTCCTGCTCGGCCTTCTTGGCCAGCCCTTCGTCGGGCAGCCAGAACCACGGCTTCATCCGCCACACCGGGTCGGCGTCGGTCGGCTCGAAGAGCAGCACCAGCGCAGTGAGATCCTGCGTGCTCGACAGGTCGAGCCCGGCGACGCAGCGGCGGCCTTCGAGCAGCGTCTCGTCGAAGTCCTTGTCTTGGGTCGATAGCCAGGCGTCCCGGCTGATCGCCGGGTTGTCGGCCTGCACCCACTGGCAGAAGTTGAGGCGCCGCACGGTGGCCTCTTTCGAGGGCATGCCGCGCGCCTGGGTCACCTGCTCCCGCAGGTACTTGAGCCCGGGGATGCCATAGGCCAGCGAGGGGTTCGCCTTGTACCAGCACTGCTCGTCGTCGAACGGGTCATCGGTCTCGTCGAGACCGCAAACGAAGCCGAAGAACGCATCGTCCTCGAGCGCGCCGCTGGCGACCTTGTTCGCGTATTCGTGGTAGTCGCCACAGACGGTGAGCTTGTCCGTGCCGCTGTTGGTGATCATGAAGATCAGCGCCTGGTCGCGGCTCTTGGTGCCGGCGCGCATCATCTCGACGACCAGCGCCGTCTTGTGCTCGTGGATCTCGTCCAGCAGCGCAACGTGCGGGCGCGGGCCTGACTGGCCGTCGTCCGCCGCCACCGTGCGGAAGAAGCTCGACGTGCGGTGGAAGGCGAGGTTGTACTCCTTCCCCGCGGCCCCGGACTTCACCACTCGGGCGGCCAGCAGCGGCGACTGATCGACCATCGCCACGGCATCGCGGAACAGGATCTGCGCCTGGTCCTTCTTCGTCGCCGCGGCATAGACCTCGGCGCGGTTCTCGCCGTCTGCGACCAGTCCATAAAGGCCGATGCCGCCGGCCAGCGGGCTTTTGCCCGAGCCCTTGGCGGTCTCGACGTAGGCGACGCGGAAGCGACGCCACCCGTCCGCCCCCATCCAGCCAAACAGCGACCCGATGATGAACGCCTGCCACGGCAACACGGTGAACGGCTCGCCCTCAAAACGGCCACCGTTGAGGCGCAGCACATCCTCGAAGAAGCCGATAGCATGCTGGGCGTGCTCTAGGCTCCACGTCAGGCCGCGCTCGCCGCCGGTCTCAAGGTCATTGAGATGGCGCTGGCAGGCATGCCGAACCTGCGGCCCGGCGATGATATCGCCCGCGACTACCGCCTGAGCGTATGCGGTCGCCCGGTCTTCAGAGACCGTACTTGGCGGCTGTCTCCGCTTGCTCATTGGGGAAGAGGTCTCCTTGCCTGACCGTGCCGGTGCCGAGCTTGGCGCGCGCGCTGGGGTTCAAGCCGAAAGAGTTTCCCGCCGCGCGCATGCGGTCCTCGGCGCGGTTGGCGATCTGCATCCAGCCGGACATCTGCTTGTAGCCGCTGGGTGTGGTCATCAGGTGTCCACTCTCGCCCTCGGCCTGGGCCATCTTCTCGCGCGCCTGCTTCCAGTCGGCCCAGGCCTGGCAGTAGACGGCCAGCTCGCCGCGGTCGATCTTGGTCATCAGGCCCAGCGTGACCAGGTCCTGCACGATCCGCTTCCACTCCGCCTTGGCGTCCTTGGTCAGAAAGCTCGGGCACGGCGGCGCCTCGGCGTTCAGCTTCGGCGCCGAGTTATCGTGCAGGTCTTGCGACGCCTTCTTCGACGGGTTCCCACGCAGCGCGTGGACGTTGGCCGGCAACGAACGCCGGCCGGAGTTCCGGTTGCCAGCCATGTGAAATCCTCGTGGTGATACCCGGGAGCCTAGATACCCCCCTCCCATTTTTCCCGCTCTGACAAAGAGAGGTAGGCGGGCGGTCTATGGCGGCCAGGCTGTAGACTTTTGACCCACCCCCGCCCCGGCGCGATCAGGCCCAGTGGTGACCCGGGTCGACCGGCATGCCATCGGTGTCGCAGCCCGGTAGCGAGCCACCGTTCTCGATCCGCGCCTTCTCGATGTCGTGGCACGGCTTGCACAGCGACTGCCAGTTAGAGCGCCGCCAGAACAGCTTGAGGTCACCGCGATGCGGCACGATGTGGTCGACGACCGAGGCCGCAGTGACTCGCCCGCGGCGCTGGCAGAACACGCAGAGCGGATGCTCCTGCAGGAACTGCTCGCGCGCCTTGCGCCACTTGTGGCCGTAGCCCCGAGCGTTGGCGTTACCGCGCCTCTCATCGCGCATCGATCTCACTTGCCAGCCGCCCTGCCTTCGCCTGCTCCTTGGCCACCTGCCCCTGCTGCCAAGTAGCGATGCCACGCTCGGCGGTCTGGCCGGCGATGTAGCCACCGACGCCGAGAGTCATGAGATCCCACAGCGACTGGGGCAGCGGCAGCGTAAGACCGACGCCGAACATGGCGCCGAGGTACGGCGCCACCAGGTAGTTGTTGGCCACGATCGCCACGATAGTGAGCATCAAGATCGGGCGCCAGTTGCGCTGCAACCAGCTCTCGCCAGTCGCCTCGGCCAGCACGACTTGCATGCGGGCATCGAGAGACGACGAGCGTTCGGTGATCAGCGCCTTGGTCAGCTCGGCTTTGATCGCCGCGGCCTGATCTTTGTCCGTCACTGCCTTGTCGACGATATCCAAGATGGGCGAGACCACGGCGCCCAGCGCCTTGTCGATGATGCTCATTGATCCTTCCCCTCGAGTACGGTCACGCGCTCTCGCAGCGTGCGAATGTCGCTGCGGAACGAGGTCATCTCGCGCTCGGCATCCGCCCTCGGGTAATACTTGTCAGACTGGCTACGCAGATCAGCTTGGATCTGTGCCAGTTGACTCTGCACGCCGATCATCTTCTCGTCCTGCCGCGCGAATCCCTCGCGCACCTCGACGACGCTGCTGCCGAACCAGAGCAATGCAGCAACAATGACGGACAGCAGAACCGTCTGGATGTGACGTTCCATGATCGGGCGCGAACGGACAGGCATCTCCTGTTCCTCACTCATTGCGCGGCCTCGGTGTAGAGGTTGACGGCGCGCTGGGTTGATAGCGGCCCTGCGATTTGTGTTGTCAGACCCACGACTCGGCGGAACCAGCCGTAGGCGAACGCCTCTTGTGTCGGGCGTTTTCGTGTCAGCTCGCGGCAGAACGCGATGCGGCAGCCGTTGATCGCCGCGGCCAGCACGGTGACGCCCTCAGCGCCACGTGCGCGCCGGTACCCATCCAGGGCGGCCAGTGTCTTGCTGCCGACGGCGCCATCCTCGGCGACATCGGGATAGAGCCGCTGCTGATCGTTGAGCGCGTTGAGCGTCATCTGCAGCTCAAGCCCAGAGCGGCCCGGCCCGCTGTTCACCCCGTAGTCGAACAGGTAGCTGGCCAGGGTCTCGCTCACCGGCTGGATGCTCTCGAGCGCCAGGGAATCCCAGTAGCGCCGCTCGTAGATGCGAATCGCCCAGGCCAGCGGGAAGTCGCGCATGTCGCCGGTGTAGCCATCGGCGCGCGCCACCGCCTCGGTGATCCCATAGCGGGTTGGGCCGCCACGGTCGGCCGGATGATTGACATAGCCGCCCTCACGGTCGATCACCTCGGCGATCAGCCGTTGCTTGAGCGTCATCGTCATCATCTGGCCTCGATAGGGTGCCCGGCCGGAGCCGGGCGGGGCTGTCCACCACAGACAGGAGCAACTGATGACCCGAGCGCGCAAATAAAAAACCCGGCCGGGGCCGGGTGGAATGCTGAAGACGCTGCGGGCAGTAAAATTTGACGTTGGCCTATTTGTATATGCCGAGTGCCCTGGCATCAACGCCTCGGTAATGCCAGCGCCGCAATATGTAGTGAATGTTGCAGGGTCGCGGCTCAATATGTACAAGTCACGCAGAGCGGCGACGCTTGGCCTTCTCGGCCAGATGACGCTGCAGCGCCACGTGGAGTGAGTCGATGCGCTTGTAGTAGGCACGCTTGCCGATCTCCAAGCGCTCGCACTTGGCTTCGCTATACCCTCCGTCGCGGTAGTGCTCGAACGCCATCTGCCGGTGCCGGCCGCCCAGCTCACTTAATGCAACATCGGTGTCCCAAGCCAGATCGGAGAGGTCGTCATTCCAAGGTGTGCTTGAGAACTTGGGCCCATTAGTGCGAGGAGGCAGGCCGCCGAACTCAATAGCCTGGGCAAGCATCGACGCTGGTTGGCGTGTATAGGCTGGCCGGTCGAACTCATCGGCCCAGTGCTGCAGCAGTCGGTCCATCTCGTAGATCATCGGTTTGCTCCTGTGGTGATCGCCGGGCATCTGGTGGTGGCAGGTGCCCAACGCTGCTAGATCTCGTTGCTGACGTCGCGGCCTAGCTGCGCGCCGTGCTGGATGACGCCATTCCATTCGTACTGCGTGAGCCCTACCTTCGCAGCCTCCTTAACCGCCCATACCCCCTCGTCGTCTTTCCAGCGCTCAGCAATCTCGATGTAGCAGCAGCTTGAATTACTGTCGTACCACGCAGACTCGACCAGGTGCTCGACGCCTCGCTCCTTCAGTGCCACGGCAAACGCCAGTAAGTCACGCATTTCCCACGCCAGCCCATGCCGGCTAGATAGGCGAACGCCACATGCCACCAGATCCGAGTGATTCACTGTTCCCGCCTCGTAATCGGCCATCTCAGCTCTCCAATTCCAACCCTAGACAGAAATCACCCAACCCTAGACAGAACCCTAGACAAGTAAAAACCTTATAAATCAGATTATTAATATCAATTGCCTAGGGTTACTAGGGTGTCTAGGGGTACTCGCGCGTATAGGGAAATTTATAACCGCCTGTGAATAACTGCTTATAGCATTGCACACGTGCGCGCACGCGGGATAAACCCTAGACACCCTAGACAGGGGCTCATAAATCCATATAAATCAGTGTTTTGCATTGTCTATACCCTAGCAACAGACCCTAGACAGTGCCTAGACACCCTAGACAGGCTGAGCGCTACGCGGCGTCGTTGGCGGCATTGCCGCCGTAAGGCTTCACCCAGCCCCGGCATTTGTCCCAGCCGAGCGGATTCCACCCTGCATCCAGCGCGGCATCGCGGAAACTCTTCACCAGCGCTCCCAGCTTGCGCCCATCGCCGAGATCCACATCCACCGGAGGGTCGGGGAGGTAGAACATTGACCTCACACGTCGCTCATCCATGTCGTACCAGCCCATCTGCTGATCGCTCTTGGGGATCTCGCTGCTCATCAGCAACGAGAACTTGGTCTCGCTCATCGTGTGCTCGCGGTTCTTGCTGCACCACTCGAGGAATAGATCATGCACGTCCTGCGTCCGGGCCACGCCGTAGGGCACACCGAGCAAGCCACTACGCCAGGCCGCCAGGAAATTCTGCCATGCCGCGCGCGACATCTCGACCAGTCTTTGCCGTGCCCGTGTCATTGGCGGGCGCGTGCGCTCATCGAAGTCGCCAACATCGTAATTCAGCAGGTAGTGATAAAACGCCGAGACGCCCTCACCATCGAGCTCCCGCTTCAGCGCCTGGGTGGCATCTTTCGGCAGGGTCTCGTTGGGCCAGATCACCAGCATGCGGCGGTCGTTCTCACTGATCGGCCACGGCATCACCTCGTTCGAGAGGAACGCCGCGTTCATGTAGTTGGTCTGCTCCCAGCCGCTGACGAACTTCGCCTCGATGCGCATCGTTTTGCCGGTGATCATGTGCTTGATCTTGCCGACCTGGTTATAGCGCTGGTCGCGGCTCACCACCTCCTCGAACACGCCGTAGAGCTTGTTCTCCTGCCACTGGCTCCAGCTCGACTCAAGCTGCACCTGCCCTACCGTGGCCCCGTACTTACCGTAGATCTCGCCCATGATATCGGACATCAACAGGCTCTTGCCCGACCCCTCCATGGTCGAGTGCGCCAGCACCGCGGTATCCAGCTTGGCCCCCACGTTCTGCAGCGGGTACGCCAGCCAGCAGGTCAGCCAGTGCATTGCGGCCTTGTCCCCGTTGCACAGCCAATGGATCAAGTAGACGATCGACCGGCAGCTTTCCGGGGCGTCCACGGGGGTCAGCGGCAGCCCCTCGAAGGTGTTGATGTACTCGGCCGGGTCCTTGGTCATCCGTGGGTCGAACACCAGCCTATCGTGGGGAATCTGCTTGCGATCCGGCGAGTTCACCCAGAGCGAGAACGCATCGCCCAGCGCCAACTGCACCGCGCCCTTGGGCAAGCGCATGCGCAACTGGCAGTCCCAGATATCCTGGGTGCCATCGAGGAACACGTAGCGCTCCATCGGCACCATACCGACCTTGCCCGCCTCACCCTTCAGCTTGGCAGCGAGCTTGGCATCGTCGGTCTGGCGCTTGGCCTGCTCAGCGTCGATCACCTTCTTCTCGGTGGTATCCAGCCACGCCTTGGCCAGCGCACGCGTCACCAACGCTTCGAAGGCCGCCCACTTCAGGATGCGCCGGCGATGCAGATCGAAGACCTTCTTCTCGCCATCCAGCAGCGCGAACCGCCGATGGATCATCTCTGCCGACCACTCAGGGTCGCCGCCCCCTTCGCCCCCATTGTCAGGAGCCGCGGGCGGTGGCGCTTCTTCAGGCAACGGCGGCAACTCACGCTTGCGATGCTCCATGCCCAGCATCCGCGCGGCATCGCGCACTGCCTGGCGCTGATCGCCGCCGTGCTGCAGCAGGCAGAACGCGTCGAAGGGGTCGACCATATGGCCGTTGTTCAGCGGGTCCGAGGCGTGATGCGAGAACGCCGCGCCGTCGATGATCGAGATACCCGGCAACTTGGTGCTGCTATGGGGATACATCCAGCGCCGGCCACGCTTCACGTACCCATGCGCGGCCAGAAGCTGCTCAATATCGTGAGCGCGGTTGAACGCATCGATGACCGACTCACCGTCGGACGCCGGGCGCTCAGGGCGGTGGGGCCTGGGGGAGGCTTCCGGCTTCGCCCAAGGGCAAACGCTCAGGGCGTCCCGCTTGAAGACGTCCCAGTTGACCCACGCCGCCAGGATCTCATCCGGCAGCAGCGGTACCCACCCCTCCTGCGGCGGCGTGCGCCATACATAGGGATTGCCGGTCCCCGGATGGATCGACGGCGGCAACACGTCCTGCACCGCCCCCGCACGAAACTCGACCACCGTGAAGTTACCAGCCTCCTCCCGGTTGGGCCATGACAGCGCGTGCCGGGACAGCTCGACGCCGGGCGGCACCCGGAACAACAGCCGGCAGCGCTCGGGGTTACCCACCACCGTCGGATAGGCGGCGATCATCTCATCCAGATCCAGCCCCAGCAGCTCGGCCAGCACCTGGCGCGTGGCGGGCACGTCATCGACATCCAGCGAACACAGCCCGGATGTACCCAGCACCACGCCGATATTGTGGTCGCTATACTGCTCCCAGAACGCCTGGGCCATATCGGGCTTGGCCAACTGATTCTCGGGCTGCTGCCAGCCCGGCGTCCGCGGCGCCTTCTGCCCCGGCGGAATCGCCACCAGTGACATCCCCAGCTTCTCGACATAGCGACGCGCCCAACTGCTTCTCGTCACCTGAGCACTACTCACCGCCGCCCCTCCCGGCGTGTCTGGCACGCCACGCAGCGGGTCGCGTACGGCATCCGCTCACGGCGGGCCGCCGGTATCGTCTCGCCGCAGTCGGCACACTCGTCGCTCACCGGCACCGTGTGTCGGCGAGGCCCCTGCCGGGCGGCCAGGGCCTGCGCCATGCGCTCGTCGATCAGGTCGTTGGCGATATCTGCACGGTCAGCCATCACTCGTCCCCCTCGTACTGCTCCGCCGCCTTCTCGACCGCGAGCACCGCTCCTAGCAACCGACGAATCCGCAGATCGAGCTTTTTGGCCTCGACGATATCGATCACCTGATCGTCCAGGCTGTCACTCAGCGTCTCGACAGTCTCGGCGACCTCTCGGTGCAGTTGCTTGAGCGCCCCCAGCATGCCCAGCTCGGGCACCTGCTGCGTGGCTTCCTGCGGGCGGACCCAGATCGCACCGCCCGCGATCTCTCCCAGGCTATCCAGAATGCGATCATCCAGCGTCACCGAGAGCACCGCCTCGAGGTCGTCCAGGTTGGGCCGGTGTGGTTCGTGGGTGGGGCTCAGCTTGTGCTGCAGCGTGGTCGGGTTGAGGCCGTGCACAGCCGCGACAGCCTTGATACCGCCCGGGTAGTCCCGCGCGGCGTGGTAGAGAGAGAGCGAGAGAGGAAGCACCTCGGTCGCCGCGCGGTCGCGCGACGTCGGCCATTGCTTGCCCATGGCATTACTCCTGTCACTGTGCCATGCGCCGCGGGCTCGAGGTGGTGTATCATCGAGACCGTGGCGCAGGCGGATTTGCATTGGTTTGCCCGTCTGCGTTGCGAGAAAGCCCAGCATCGGTCTATCTGTGGTGGAGAACCCGATGCTGGCACCGTCGAACGGGGCTCGAGACCCGCTCGACACCAAGCCCAGCGCTGGCCGATCTGTGGTGGTGACGCCAGCGCTGGCACCTCAAGTCGCTGGTTAGGCGACTTCGTTTTCAAACCTGGGCGGAAATACAGTGTCTAGCGTGCAACGCACGCCCAGACGATTCAGCGCGTAAACGATCTCGCGGCTGTCGTCCAAAGACGGCGAGCGCAATCCCTGCTCGTAGTTGCCCACACGAGAAGTCGTCCAATCCAGTTCGGCTGCAAGGCGTCGGGCGGAGACTCCCGCCAACTTTCGATGCTCTTGAATCCTGTTCATGTCGGTTCTCTTCATAACGTTGCGGGCATTTTAGTCACGAATCGCAGACCCTGTAAACACGAAAAGTAGCATCACATTGTCGTTTCGTGTGGCATCCTTCGCTCATGGAAACCTTAGGCCAGCGAATTCAGCGCCTTCGCAAGCGCAACAACCTTACCCAAGCCAAGTTCGCCGAGGCTTGTGGCTGGGAATCGATATCTCGGGTCGGCAACTATGAGCGCGACACCCGAGAGCCCAGCCTGGACGATCTTCGCAAGATGGCCCGGGTGCTTGGCGTCTCGCTTATGGAGGTGATTGGCGAAGACGGCGATGGTACAGCGCAACCGCTCAACACGCTCGACCACCTCAGCATTGCGGCCGCTGAACCCGAATTGATCGGTAAGTTCGAGGTGCGAGAAGCCAGCAGCGCACCATCCACCTACCCGCTGCCACGCCAGTGGCTGAACTCAGGGCGCTACGACCCGCGCTTCCTGCGACTGATCTACGCTCCTGACCAAGGCATGGAGCCGACCATCCAACCTGGTGACGCCTGCATCCTAGACATTCGTCGTACGCAGCCGGTAGACCGTGGCATTTATCTGATACGCCGTGGCAACGGCGACTTGGTCACCCGCCGTCTGGTATCGCTTGTCGCGGGGGCATACCTACTTCAAGCCGACAACCCGCACAAGACCTACTTCCCCAATGAGAGCATCAACGAAGACCAGCTAGCCTACCTCCCCATCCTTGGCCGCATCATCTGGCGGGGAGGAGAATTGTGAAGAAATGACACGATAGGTGTTGACACGATAAGACGCCCTGTTTCATAGTGAATCCGTACTGCTCACCACAGGTACGGAGTCACCACCACTATGCAAACCAATGGCCGCAACCCGGGCCGGGTGTATCTGCACCCGGCCGCGGGCACCACCCCCGAGAGCATCAAGCACATTCAGCGCGAAACCGGCATGCTCGTTGTCCTCGGCGCACGCTGCGCCCGCCTGATCCCCATCGCTGCCGCCGGCAGCCGGGCGGTGATGGCATGATGGACCGCAACCAGGATCGCGCGCTGCGTAAGATCTGCCGCCAAGGCGGCAAGCTTACCCTGCCGACGACCGATGGCCCTCTGACCATTGAGGTCACGCTCAGGCAACGCACCAACCATCCCGACCGCGCCGATGCCAAGATCTCGGAGAGCCCGACGAGCTTCCTGAAGCTCAATGACTGGTCGCCCCGTGAGCTATATGCCGACCTGGCAGAGCGCATCGAGGACCAGTACCAGGTGCTGTCCGATGCCGACGATGCGCCGGAGATCCAGTCATGAGCTTGACCGACCTCACCCCACCGGCACCGGTCACGCTGACCAGCGCCGACCGCATTCTGCTCGCGCGGCTGACCGATCTGGCAGTCGACATCACCAACCAGGGCAAGCTGGTCGCCAACGCGGCTTACATGGGCTTTGCCCGCCGCGTGCATGTCTGGTGGCAGCCCGCCACCGGCGGCGAGATGCAGCAGATCGAGATTGCGCTGAGCTCCAAGCCCGAGACCGTACGCAGCGAGCTGGCGCAGGCAATCCAGACCCTGGAAGCGCTGCTGACGCAGCCGGGAGAGGCAGCATGAGCGTTAACGTACCCGCCCTGCCGTTCGAGTGCCCCTATTGCGGAACAGTGCAAAACGCCAACGTGGAAAACGACCGCTTCCAACCACTGACGTATTGCGATGTCGAGCTGGATGGCTGCAACAACCCGATAGTCCTGAGCTTGCACAGAGAAGTGAGCAGAGAAGGCATCCTCTTCCGATTTGACGTCTATCGCGTCGAATCAGTTACGGAGGTCAGCTCATGAACGCCCACGCACTACCGCCGCGGGAGGCCCCGCCCCGCTGCCTGATCGTTGGCCTGATGCCGCCGCAACTGCTCGCCGCGAGCCTCACCGGCAACCTGCTGCCGCGCACCCAGTACCCGCTGACCGTCGAGCGCGACGGCGAGGTGCTGGCGCGAGGCACTATCGAAGACACCGGCGCGGGCCTCTCCGTGCAACTGAGCAACCGCGAAGGCGCGGCGGTGCTCACGCTGCACAACGCCCTGCCGGCGGACGCCACCTGGGCGCTGGGCAAGCTGGTCCAGCGCTACACCGACTGACGGAGGCTGCCATGCGATTCGATCTGCGAACCACCGCCACCCTGCTCGGCACCGGCCGCACCACGCTGTGCCAGCAACTGCGCGAGCGGCACATCCTCGACGCCCACAACCTGCCCGCCCGCGAACACGTGCGCGCCGGCCGCTTCGTCGTCGAAGCCAAGGCGGTCGCGGTGCCGGGGCTGGGCCGCGAGCGCGCCTACGGCAAGACGCTGGTGACTGAGCGCGGCCTGACATGGCTTGCGGATCAGCTCGGCGTCACCGTCACCCGCGAGGCCGCCAACGATGCTTGAGCAACCTGCGTGGACCGATGGCGAGCACGGCACCAGCACGGTCGCGCTGCTGTTCGAGCAGTTCGGCGACGTGTTGATCCCGCTCGAGACCGTGCGCGAGCGCTACTTCCGCAACCTCTCCGAGCGCGTGCTGCGCGCAGCAATCCGCGATGGCCGCATCGATCTCCCGATCATCACGCTGGATGCCAGCCAGAAGGCACAGCCGTTCGTCTCGATCTATCACCTGGCGGTGCTGATCGAGCGCCAGGCCCACGACAGCGTGCGCCAGCTACCACCCCGGCATTGGAGCGAGTTCCGCCGCGCCGTGCCAACCACCGAGCTCACCCCAGCCGCCCAGGCGGCGGGGAGCACCGGCCCGGGCACCACCCCGGCGACAACCACCACAGCAAACCAATGAGGCACCCCATGAGCGATATCCACGGTTCCGATACCAATTTCGCCGAGCTGCTCGACGACCTCGACGGCGGCGTGTTCCACCAGAAACTGGGCCACGCCCTGTCAGCTGTCGCCCTCGGCGTCGTCCAGAACGGCAAGGCGGGCAAGGTCACCATCACGCTGGACGTGAAGCAGATCGCGACCAGCCGGCAGGTGGACGTCAGCCACAAGCTGACCTTCACCGAGCCCACCGCCAAGGGCAAACGCAGCGAGGAGAACACCACCTCGACGCCCCTCTACGTCGGCAAGAACGGCAAGCTGACGCTGTTCCCCGAGAACCAGACCAAGTTCGAATTCGACGAGAAGAGCGGCCAGCGCACCAACGCCTGACCGGGCACTGACCAGCAGCACCGGCGCCGGGCGGGCCACACCCGGCGCCAAACCCAGACCGTGGCAATCACCACAGCAAACCAATGACGAAGGACTACACAATGTTCGACGCTGAAGCTCTCGACAAACTGCAAGACTTGACCCAAGCCGCCACCATCGGCCACCCCGGCACCCACGTGCCGACCATGCTGGTGCCGCGGGGCTACGATCTCGTTTCACTCGAAAAGTACATGGAGAACCCGGGGCGCTTCCGGGGCAACTTCACGACGTCATCCATCGAAGACTATGCCGACTACGTCAATCACGAGAGCAGCTCCCGGGTGTTCGTGGATATCGAGAAGATGAAGGCCAAGGCGTTCTTCGATCTCGGCACGCATCTCGATCCCGGCCACGGCGACCACACCGCAACCCTCGCTCTCGAAAAGACCGCCGCCTATGCCGCGATGCTCGACGCCGATGGCAAGGCTTTCGCCCAGAAAGACCTGGCCCACTGGATCGAGGACTGGCACGCCAACATCGAAGGCGAGGACAGTAACGGCAACTCGCTGAGCCCGATGCAGCTCGCCGCAGCCGTGCGCAGGATCGAGATCAAGGCCAGCAGTGAGCGCACCCACGAGGAAGGCGACTGGAACAGCACCCGGTCCGGCCTCGACCAGCTCGACGCCCGCATGCACGACGCCAGCCCAGCGATCATCCGCTTCAGCTGCACGCCCTACGAAGCCCTCAGCCAGCGCACGTTCACGCTGCGCGTCTCGATCCTGACCGACGACACCAAGCCCCGGCTCAAGCTGCGCGTCAGCGGGCTCGGTGCAGACCAGGAGCTGATCGCCCAGGAGTTCAAGCACGTGCTCGGCCAGCACCTGGACGCCAGCGCCACCCTGCTGCTGGGCACCTTCGCCAAGAGCTAAGGCCCAGCGGTCAAGGATTCCTTGACGACTGACCGCCCGCCGCCGCCACCACCGGCGGCGGGCGCCACCACCAGACATGAGAGCAAACCAATGCGACTGATCGACCTACTGACCCAGCACCCGCTGCTCGACACCGAGCTACCCGTCGGCGAAATCTACCAACCGCTCGGTTTCGAGATGCACATCGAAACCCATGAGCCACCCATCGACCCCGAAGACATCGACCAGGCGGCGTTCGACCACTACTGGCGCGACCAGGAAAGCTACATCGATAGCCTCGCCTTCGCCCCGCCGGATGGCTTCGTCGAAGTCGGCCGGTACGAGAATGAAGACGCCATCGTCCTGCTCGCACTCAAGCCGCTGACGGCGCTAGCTGAGTTGTTGCTGTCGCAAGAGGAGACCGGCGAAGCCCTGGCCGCCCTCGCACGCGAACGCCGCCGACAGGTCGAGGCCGAGGGCTGGACAGCCGAGCACGATGACCAGCACGGCGATGGCAGCATGGCCGAAGCCGCCGGGTGCTACGCCCTACATGCACACGAAGAGAGTCACCGTTCACCGGCATGGTGGCCGTGGGACGACACCTGGTGGAAGCCCAGCGCGAGCGCCACCCGCGACCTCGAGAAAGCCGGCGCGCTGACCCTCGCCGAGATGGAACGCCTCGCCCGCGCCGAGCAGCGCGAAGGCGGTGCCGCATGATCATGACCTACGAAGCCTGGCGGGTCTCGTTTCAGGACGCCGAGCAAGCGGCACGCGCGGCATTCCGGCTGGCGCAGGAGCAGGCCGCCAAGATCACCCGGGCACAGGCACTTGCCGACGAGCAGCTTGTCGACCACTCAAGCCACACGGATGAAACCGGCACGCCTTGCCAAGCGGTATTGGCGGGCCGGATGACTTGGCAGCAGCCCTGGGCGCGTGCCCTGCATAACGCACTGAATGGCGCTAATGGAGGTGCCGCATGAATCATCCAGAGATGTACACCACCAGCGACCTCTGCGACCGTTACGGCCGCAGCTCGGAAACCCTAAAGCGCTGGCAGACCTCTCGCGGCTTCCCGCGCCCGGTCGTCCAGGGCGGCCACGGCGCGCAATCCCGATGGCGCCGCAGCGATATCAAGGCGTGGGAGGATCGCCAGACACAAGTCGCATGACCTGGTCATGCCACAGCCGGTAGGCCGTTGCCTGCTCATCGAGGTAGTCGTAGCGGTCATACACCTGCCAGACGCCCGGCAACACATGGCCCAGCATGATCTCGCAGATGTGCGGCTCGGCAAGCTGGGACCACCGTGTCCGGGCCGTCTTGCGCAGGTCGTACATCGACCAGTGGGCCATCTCTTCGCCCATCTGTTTGCTCGCCACCCCCATCACCGCATAGGGAAAGCTGAGCACTGAGCGATCGCTCAGCGGCACCGCCCTGGATTCGCCGCTGAACAGCCGATCAGGCAACAGCGATAGCGACATCGCCTCTCGTAGCAAAGGCGCCACCTCGGAGATAATGGGCCGCCTGAGCGCCCTGCCCGTCTTACGCCCCGTCTTGTGCCGCTCCGGCGGTATCTCCCACACCCCGGCGTCGAAGTCGAACTCCGAGCGCTGCGCGCCAACCAGCTCGCCCGGTCGGCATCCGTAGAGCAGCACCAGCTTCACGAACAGCTTGGAGCGCAGTGGCATCCGCGACCGCTCGAGGGCCTTCCACAGCAGCCACAGATCGCGATCCGTCAGCGCGCGGCCAGCCACTCGCTTGCGATTGACCTGGAGATCTTCAGCGGCCGAGATCGAGGCCAGCGGCTGCTGCTCGGTAATGCCTCGCCTGGCGCCCCACTTGAGCGCCTGCTTGGCATTGGCGAGCACTCGCTCGGCGATGCGCGGTTTTTCCGCCGCCAGGGTCTCCAGCAGCTCCATCCAGGTGCGTAGGGTGGTCTGATCGGCGGGCAGCGAGCCGATCAGCGGGAACACGTGCAGCTCGAAGCTACGCAGAATTTCGCGCGCACCGGCTTTCTGGGGCTCGCAGTAGCGCCGGTACCACTCGCGCACCAGCGCCTCGTTGGTGAACGCTTCCGAAATCGACGCCTGCTCGAGCTTCCGGGCGACTCGTGGGTCGTACCCCTGCTCCAACTGCGAACGGCGCCTCAGGGCCTCTTCGCGGGCCTGCTTGAGGCTCATCGCGGGGTAACTGCCAAGGTCCATCCGTGCCGGCTTGCCGCCGTAGCGAAAGCGCATCTGGAAGACCACCTTGCCCGCGCGCGTCACCCGCGCGCCCAGACCATCCCGATCGGCTTTCTCGACCGGCGTCTCGCGCGGCTTGCGGTGCGCGGCCTTCAGCCAGGCATCGGTGAGCGGCAT